ATATATTGGTCGCAAGTATCTGACTAAGGCCGGATACAAAACTGTCAAAGGCAAACGAAAGAAGCTCCGCGTAGAGTCCGATTGGCGAGACTACTACGGATCTTCGACTTCCCTCAAAGAAGATATTGATCTCTACGGAAAAGATAACTTTCGTAGAACGATCTTAAGACTCTGTAAGGGTCGCGGAGAATGTAATTACTTTGAAACGAAATATATATTTGATAACGATGCCATTTTAGATCCTCAGTATTATAATACTTGGGTGTCTTGTAAAATTCAAGCAAGCCACGTAAAGGCTTTACTTTTCAACCCTGAACAGGAGAATTTATGAGGTGGGTAAGGTACTCGAACATAAGCATTTGATTGTAAGAGCAGAGCTCAAGAATCCTCCACAATGCACAGAAGCCATTGAAACGTGGATGAAAAAGCTCGTCAATCAAATTGATATGAAAATTTTAATGGGACCATATGCGGTGTATTCTGATATGGTTGGTAACCGTGGTTTGACTGCCGTGACTATTATTGAGACGAGTCATATCGCTCTACATGTTTGGGATGAGTGTGAACCTGCGCTTGCTCAACTCGATGTATACACGTGCAGCGCTTTGAATACTAATGATGTCTTCGAAGCCATGAAAGAATGGGATCCTACTCAAGTCGAATATAAGTATATCGACAGAGAACATGAACTGTGTACATTAATTGAGAAACGTGTTATATAATAGTATATGAACAATAAAAATGAGGTATTATAATGGGTAAAAAGAGAACACGTAAGACAGTTACTTCGAAAGGACAGCGTCGTAATATCGTCGCCGGCGTAAAAGAAGTTCGTCAAGCGCGAAGTGAAGGAGAAGTTGCTTATAATAAACTCGAAGCGTGGCGCAAAGGACAGAATCCATGGATTACTGTTCCTGGTCCAAGCACAAAGTGTCGCTTGATGAAAGTCAAAGCAAATGCCGTTTGGGGCAATCCAAAAAATCGTTCAACCGGTATTTACAGCAAAGTAACAAACGATGGTTAAGAATGTATTGATCTATACGAAAGAAAATTGCCCTTATTGTACACAAGCAAAAAACTTGTTTACAAATAAAGGACAACAGTATATAGAGAAGAAGATAGGAAAAGATCTTACACGCGAAGAGTTTATGGAAAACTTTCCAGATGTAAGAACAGTTCCTTTTATTATTATTGACACAGAAAAGGTAGGTGGTTATGACAAACTCATTGAATGGTACGACAGACCAGAACGAAGCTTCTTGGCGGAATGAATACCTCAAAGGTATTCTTCAAACTGGAATCGCAAATGTTACCTTCGTAAAGAAGGATGGCACAGAACGAGTTCTTCGTTGCACTCTGTCTCCGACACAACTTCCGGAACAGACTGATCTTGAAAAAGCTTTTAAACAACAAAAGACTCCAAATCCAGATGTACTCGCTGTATGGGATCTCGAAAATAAGGGATGGCGTTCATTCCGTTACGACTCGATTCTCGGCTTTAGTATAGTACACGTCGAGTGATCTACATGGTCGATATTGATCAGACTATCTGTCTGACTCCTTTTATGGATGGAAAGCATCGATATGAACTTTCCATCCCATTTAGGCAGCGTATTGAAGAGATAAATAAACTATACGATCAAGGCCACACTATTAAGTATTGGACTGCTCGTGGTTCAGGATCGGGCATCGACTGGACTGAACTCACTACACAACAACTAAATGATTGGGACTGCAAGTTTCACGAAGTTCGAGTCGGAAAACCGTCATACGATATATGGATCGATGACAAGGCTATCAGTGATAAGGATTTCTTTGCAATTGCAGACCGATCGATCTTTCCAGGATTTGAAGATGAATAATCAAGAACGAATTGAATTGAATGAACTGAATAAGGAATCGAATGGCGGAACAGAACTTACCACTCGAAATCTCTTCCATCGACTATCAAGTGATGAACTCGATGGTGTCCAAATTATCACTGCTCGCGTCCGCGACCTCGATCCTGACCGAATTAAGATCTATCATTTACATGATCTCGCCGGTGATCCGGAAGCTGCACATCTTCAAGATCCGACTTCTCGAGCTCGCTTTCAAAAGTTGGTCTTCAGCTCGAACTGGCAGTATCAACAGTATCGTGACTATCTTGGAATTCCATATAGCAATCATTCAACAGTTATCGAAACAGGCATCGAGCCTATTCCACTCGTTGACAAACCAAAGGACAAGATACGCCTCATTTATACATCCACACCTCGTGGATTGGAGATTTTGGTTCCTGTCTTTTGTGCTCTTGCCGAAAAATACCCCAATATTGAACTAGACGTGTTTTCTTCGTTCGGTATCTATGGTCCTGGATGGCAGGGACGCGACGAAGCGTACAAGCCTATCTTCGATCGGATGAAGGAGCACCCACAGATCAACTACCATGGATGGGCAGATCAAGAGACTGTTCGAGCTGCATATCAACGCGCACACATCTTTGCATATCCTTGTATCTGGCCTGAAACTTCTTGTCGTTCTTTGATTGAAGCGATGTCAGCTGGTTGTCTTGCGGTACATCCTAACTTCTCGGCACTGGCTGACACGTCGGGTGGGTTGACTGTCCAGTATGATGGAGATCATGAGGATCAAAATCTCCATGCTAATATCTTTGCACATACTCTCATGTATGCCATCGAAAATGTTCAGAACAACGACATTACTAATATGATGTCATTCGTCAAAGCATACGCAGACACTCGCTTCGGTTGGGATTCTGTCATTCCCAAGTGGAAGGGACTCATCGCTTCGTTAAAGGAACAACACCGTGATATTGGCCAAGGCACCACTCAGAGTTAGTTTTTTCGGTGGGGGTAGCGATATCCCCACGCACTTTGCAACATGGGGTGGAGCAACCATCTCAACGGCTATCGACAATTATGTCTATGTAGCAGTTATGCATACACCACACGACCACATTAAAGTGTCTTACTCAAAGCTTGAGTGCGTCACAGACGTCGAAGATATTCAGAACGAAATCGTTCGTAACGCGCTCAAGTTCTTCGGTATCAAATCCAACATCGAAATCACATCATTCGCAGACATTCCCACGATCGGTAACGGTCTTGGTGGATCGTCTGCCTTTACTTGTGCCTTGATCAAGGCTTTGTCTGCCTATCTTGGTTATGAATACGTCAATCCATATGGCCTTGCGAAAACTGCTTGTCATATCGAGATTGACTTATGTGGTTGGAAGATCGGTATGCAAGATCAGTTTGCATCTGCATTTGGTGGTATGAATTACATTGAGTATGCTAATGAACTTGGTAATGGTCGTGTAGATGTCAAGCGGCTTGATTCGAATAGTATCGAAAACTATATGATTTTGATTCCAACTAATATCGAACATCATGCAGCAAAGATTCTTGATAAGATCAACTTTGAAGCCAAGACATTCGTTATTCGCCAACTCGCAGATATGGCAAAGATGCAGAGTACACAACGCGTGAATATCAACGAATATGGTGGATTATTAAACTCTGCGTGGATGTTAAAGAAACAGATGACTGAAGGCATCTCTTCAGAAGAGATAGATAGTATGTATGATCGATGCCAATCTGCAGGAGCACTCGGATCTAAACTGCTTGGTGCAGGAGGAGGCGGATACATGTTAGCACTCACAGATTCAAAGAGCGCAATTCGCCAAGAATTCTCAGATAGAATATGCCTAGATGTAGGCATCTCACATGAAGGAGCAAAAGTTGTTTATAGAGACTGATATCATACTTGATCACCTCGGCCTGATTAATATCGGCTTTGCTAGCATTGATCAAGAAGAATTTAAGAAAGCCGCCGAACTTATTTGGATGACCAGCATTTCCAATAATCGAAATAACATCTATACGATTGGTAATGGTGCTTCTGCTTCGATCGCTCAACATTGGGCATGTGACTATACCAAAGGTTGCAAGCAAGGTGGATTACGACCACGGGTCATCTCGCTAGCAGCAAATATTCCACTCATGACTGCCATCTCCAATGATATCAGCTATGACGATGTCTATTCGTTTCAACTCGAAGCGCTTGGTCAAGAAGACGATGTACTCGTAGCCATCTCTTCGAGTGGCAATTCTCCAAATGTTGTGAAGGCAATTGAGACTGCTAAGTCTTTGAATATGAAGACTATTGCATTGTCAGGATTTAAATCAGATAATAAATGTACTCAACTTGCAGATATTTCTTTGCACGTTGACATTCAAGAATACGAAGCAGCAGAAGACGTCCATCAAGCCATTATGCATATGATTGCTAAATATATTCGAAACAGAAATAAGGTAACTATATAATGTCAGAGCAACCAGTATCAATTCATCAAATTCAGGCTCAATTCGGCACAGACAGTGCAAACTACGAAGTACTCACCGATGCAGCTATTCGATCAAAAGGAGTAGAAGGCGCAGCGGTTGAAGTTGGTGTTCGCCTCGGCGGAGGTTTAAAGTTTATCATCGACGGTCTTGTTGAGAGTGATCAAACTCCTGCAAAACCGGTCTTTGGTATCGATCCGTACGGTAACATCGAATACTATCGCGATGAGATCTTTAAGGAAGGGCGTTGCGACTATAACAATGAAATGCGCGACATCTGCATGATCAATATGTATCTGTATTGTCGTCAGAAGAATGTGAATTTCTACATGTTCAATCTTGAAGATACAGAGTTCTTTAATCGCTATGCAGACGGTGTTCCTATCTATGCAGAGAATAAGAGTATTCTCAATAAATACAGCGTAGTTCACTTCGATGGTCCTCATACGCTCGAAGCGCTTGATACCGAGATTGCGTTTTTCCTTGAACGATCAGATCCTGGAGCTGTCTTCGTCTTTGATGACGTAGAGATGTACGAACATGATGCGATCCACGATCAGTTGCTCGAGTATGGTATGGAAACGGCAATGGAAACTCCTCGTAAGTGGTCTTATGTGAAGAAGGAACATGTCGATAAAAAGTGGACACCGGTCGTTGGAACTCCTGGATGGGAACCAGATGCAACACAATATACTCCTAAAGCTGGGCCAATTTTTAATTATAAAATCGACCTATGAAAATAAACATGTACAAATTATCGAAACTGTAGTAGATTGAATAATGCAAGAAGAAACTATAGGAGATAAGTGTGGTCATTAAGGTGAAAGCGAAACCAAAACAGATCTCTCGGTCGGCGATCAAGTCGATCGATGACAAAGCCTATGGATCCGAGCCTGTAGTAATCTCAGGATTTTCTAATGCCTTGAATTGGTATAATTACATGGCATCTGATGATCAGTCACGCGACTGGTTCTTCACTTATGCCAAGCGTAGCTATACAAAGAATGAGCTTGCTCTCTTGCGCAAGTTACCAAAGTGGAGGATTTCGAAAACTCTTGGCAATATCGCTCGTATTCTCTTGAATGGTAATGAACTTCCAAAAGAGAATATGGACTACTTCGATAATGGTGTAAAAGATTTGCTAAAGCTTGCAAGTCAGATTGTCGAAGAAGACGAAGAAGCTGTCGCTGTCAAGGCTGTCGTTGATATTCAAGCCCGCGTTCGCGATAAGGCGCAGATGATCATTACCAATATCGAAGAAGAACTCGACCTTGTGATGGAAGGCAAGGCATTCTCGATGTACACCTTTTGTCAAGCGAACGAACTGAATGCTCAGATCTTAAACATCATATCAGACTATTATCGTCCTCAGTATACTGAGATCATGTCGAATGACGAGCAAGTTCAAGAAGCATTTGGTAAACGTCTGAAGTTTTGGATTAACTTTTGGCAGAGTTTCTTCTCTGACATCGAACGTTATGTCAATAACAAGAAAGTGACAAAAGTTCGTAAGCCCCGTGAGAAGAAGGCGAAGTCTGCAGTTGATCTGGTCAAGAACCTTAAATACCAGAAGGAAGAGCCTTCACTCAAGATTGTCTCTGTTCATCCAACAGAGTTAGTAGGATGTACGCAGCTATGGACTTACAATACCAAGTATAAGAAACTCAGTCGCTATGACTCAGTTGGTCCAGCTGGAATCCAAGTAAAAGGCACTACGCTGATTGGATATGATGTTGAAACCTCTATGAGTAAAGGCTTACGCAAACCAGAAGCTTCGATACAAGCATTGCTTGGTGCTGGTAAAGTCAGCCTACGTAAGCTGATGGACGAGATCAAGACCGTGGAATCAAAGCCAAATGGCAGAATCAATCAAGACACTATTCTACTAAGGGTGATTAAATGACGGACAACGTAATCGTATTTCCAGGCTTTCGTCGAGAAGATGCACCACCTCAGAACTTGGACGAAATTCATGATAAGGTGACTCAGACTCGAAAAGATCATGTGACGGCTGTGATGAATGATATGATTCCTGATATAATTAATATGTTCGGAGCGTATGGCGTAGATATCAATGACGATAAATATGTAAAAGATGTTGCCTTAGTCATGGAAAGCATCAAAGCATTGTTACATCGGCAGTATAATCTCGAGCATCCATTTCATAATATGTCTGACACCATATTTGAATTTAGATACAATGAAGATAATAGTATTGAATACACATATAATTTACCAGATGAAGAGTGAGAAATTGAAATGATTATTATGGACCTTTCGCAGGTTATGATTTCCAATCTGATGATACAACTTGGAAACCACACGAATGCAAATATTGAAGAAGATCTTTTACGTCATATGGTTCTCAATTCTGTGAGAGCTTATAACGTGAAGTTTAAGAATGAGTTCGGCGAGATGATTATTGCGTGCGATGCCGGTAATAATTGGCGCCGACAAATCTTTCCTTACTACAAGGCCAATCGTCGGAAGAATCGCGAAAAGTCTGAGATCAACTGGACTTCTGTATTCGAGTCTCTGAATAAAGTTCGTGATGAACTCAAGGATTACTTTCCTTATCGAGTACTTCGTGTTGATGGAGCCGAAGCTGATGATATCATCGGCACGCTTGCACAAACCTATGGCAATACCAACGAGAAGATCTTAATTCTTTCTGGTGACAAGGACTTTGTTCAACTTCAAGCTTACATGAACGTGCAGCAGTTTGATCCTGTACAAAAGAAGTGGCGCAAGACAAACGATGTCGATAAGT